GGGTGCAGCCAGTTCTTCAAGCCGCATCCGTCCCGCCGAGCCGTTTAGCTGGGTATGGGCCGGTGCTCTTGATCCTGGCGGAGCGGTATGCTCTGCGAGATACGATTTAAAGAACCGTCCAGTGCGATTTGCGTCGCCCTGGGCGTAGGCTTCGCGGAGCAGCTCGATACGAGGCCGCGCCGAGAATTGGTCAATCTCCGACAACCACGAGAGGAACGCCGGAGCGTCGTTGAGCTGGCGCCACCGACCCGCCAAGTCGGGGTCCATATCGAGTTGGCTCATCACCGAGTGCTGGGTCAGCGTCACATCGGTGCGCTGTTGACCACCAGCGAGCTGATGAATCTGCGCCTCTAACTGGGCGATCCGCTGATCCTGGGCGTTGCCCACCCAACGCGACACCGCCTGGGGGAGGTCGTCCCCCCACATCTCGCGGTCTTCGTCGGTGATCTGGGGAGCGACCGGGGGCGGTGGTGGTGGAGGAGGCGCCGTCTGCATCGCCTCGATCAGGCGCTCCATCGAGGCGAGCTGGCCCCGCATGTGGCCCATCTCGGAATCGTACTTGCCCTGGAGGGTGCGGTAGCGCTGCTCCCACTCCTCGGGTTCGCGCTGCGGCGGACGATACTCCTCGGGCTCGCGCTGCTCCGGTGGGGACGAGGGCGTCTCGTCCCCACCCTGCTCACGCTCCCCCTCATCAGGAGCGTCTGTCACGTTGGCTGCACCCAGCTCGCGTGCCAGTTGTTCCGCACGCTCGGCCTGCTCGCGCACCGCGCGCGGCACCGAGGGTGCATAGTCCTCGTTGCCTCGATTTGAATTATCGGACATTAGCAGTCCCCGGGCCGGGCTTTGGCACCGCGTTGATTCGCTGTCTGGTTGCCGCCGCCTCCATCGCCTGCCACACGTCACGCAGCGCCCGCGCGTAACCGATCGCGTCGTCCCGCTTCGCCGATTCGAGGTCGAGGGCCTGGTTCATCTGCACCCGCACCTGCTCAAGAAGCGCGAGGCGCAGCGCCACAAAGTCGCCCTGCTGCCCCAAATTGGCGCAGGCGTTGATGCCCTCGGTACCAAGGTTCAGGCTCATCGGCGCCGCCGCCCCAGCGGGCCGGGAAAGCCGGTAACAGCGAACGGGTCGACGAGCTGCGGCGCGTCTTTGCCGTAATGGCTCATCGAGTGAGCGAGCTGATCGCCACCGCCGACCGTGGTCAGCCCAGGGGTGCGGCGGCCGGTGATGTTGCCCAGGTGCTGAACCTTCTGCCCCTTGGCCGTTCCCGGCGGCACCTGCCCCTTGAGCAGCGGGGTTTCCTGCCAGTTAGACTTCATGCCTATAATTCCTATAGTTACCCTAGACGCCGCCTACCCCGTAGTCGGTTACAGGCACTTTCATCGGGTTGAAGTCAGCCTTCAGCGACAACGAGCTGCTCTTGGGATAACTGCGCGAGGAGCCGGTAGGGCCGCTGCCGTCGCCCGAGCCGCCGCCCTTGATCATCTCAAGGCGGCTAGACCCCACCAGCTTGTCGTCGCCCTCGGCACCGGTCTTGGTGCCGTACTCGGTGCGTTGATAATTAGCCATGTCGGTATTCCTCAGTAGGGTGTCGGGTCATCTTGCGGCCCAGTCAGATAGTTCATCATCCGGTCGAAATGACCGCGCTGTTCAGGGGTGTAAACCTGCTGGTTAACCTCGTCCGGCCACTGCTGGAATGCGTAGCCGCGGAAATAAGCCGGCATGCCAGATTTCTCTTCCCACTGCTCGTAAGGCCGCGTCTCGTTTTCATTCTGCTGAGCGTACTGGTATTGCTCTTGCAGTCGTTGCTGTTGTTCAGGGGTCAACGACTCGGCAAAGCGTTCGTAGTACCGCTTAATCACCGGGTCTTTCTGGACCATGTGGTGCGATACCACGTCGCCCAGCACGTCGATCGGCCGAGCGTCGCCGGTACCCAGCTCAACGCCGGGCTTGTCGAAGGGGATGAAATCCGGCCGCGGTCGATCGGGGGCGCCGGGCTCGTGCGGCGGCCAGAACTCGATGTGTTCGCTGGCGTTACCGGAGCCGCCGACAATTCCCTGGTCGCGCAGTATGGGATAATCATGGAGCGCCTGCTCATAGGCGTTAGTCGCAGGCGCGAAGGGGTCATAGTCGACCGGCTTCATCGAGAATGGATCGTAGTCTACGGGCACCGGAGCAGCCGCGAACGGGTCATGGTCGACAGGGGTGAGGTAATCAGCCATCACGCGCCCTGCACGAGGAGGAACTTACCTGGCCGCGAGGGGTCGGGCGCGTAGAGCCGCCCATCAGGGGCGCGGCGGGCGCCGCCGGCACCCTCACGCGGCGACATTTGCTGCTGCACGTTCATCGGCGGAGCGTTGTCGCTGAGCCGCTCCGGGGTAGGCGCGGGGGCCTGGGCGCCCTGCGCCTGAGCAGCGGGGGAAGCCGGGGGCTTACCCCCTGCCCCACCACCGCCAGGACCGCCCTGTTGCTCAGGGGGTGCCGGGCGGCCGAGCTGGCCCTGCATCGCGGCGCTGTGCGCCGCCATGGCGATCTGAGCCTTTTTCAGGTCTTCCTCGGCCTTGATCTGCTGGGCGATGGCTTGGTCGTCCGGCACCACATCGTCCGGCATGCCGAGGTTTTGTGCGACCGAGCGAAGGACGCGTGCCCGCCCCGGTTTGCCGAGGATTGGCGCGTCGATGGGGTTTGCCGTAATTTGCAGGAATTGGAGCTGCTTCTGACGTTCCGATTCCTTCTGGATCGCTACCTTGACGCCGCTAACGACAATCTGCTCTTCACCCGACAACATCCCGCTGTCGTCGGTTAGCATGATCATGTCGTAGACCGCGGTGAGCAGCCCCTTCATTACGTCGATATCGACGTTGCTGGCGACGGTCTGGAGAATTTTCGATGCGTTGTTCATCAACATGGAAAGACCACTGGCGGTGCGTCCTGCGCCGCCACTTAGACTTTCACCGGTTGTATAGCGGGGGATTGCCGATATATCGTCGGCTATGTTGGTGAACTGCTGGTAGATCGTCAAAAGTTCTTGCGCGTTGCTGCTGGGCTGGAAGAACGTCACCGGCTCGCGGGTGTTTGCCAACGGGTCGTTGACCACATGCCAGCGCTTCCAGGGGTAGAGCTGATCGCCGTTCTCGGTCGGGCTCAGGCAGTCGTCGTTGATGACGACTTGGGGTCCGCTGGCCATACCCATGTTGTTGACCAAGGCACGCATCGTCGCGTTGGCGACTTCTTGGATATCTTCAAGAATATCAGGTAGTCCATGACCTGCTACCGTCCCCGGCACTTTCTCGAATGAAGTGAGAAAATATGGATGGCGTTGGCGCGGCGAGGGGTTGAGCTGGGTTTTAAGGACATGCCGCCCAACGACCCAGGTCTGTACTGCGTAGTCGCGATCGAGGTCGGGGACGAGTTCCCGGTCAACACCTTGGTCGAGCAGGATCTGCCCCTGCACGTTGCCATGATATTCTATGGCGTCGATCATCTGAGACTGGTTGAAGTTTGGATCTTCCCGGCCGGAGGCGAGAGCAGCCTCGGTGTCGGGCGAATCCATCCAGTCCCGCAGCCCGTGCGCGTGATCCTGCAAGGCGGCGCGCACCGCCTCCTGGTCATAACCAGGCAGGCCTAGGAGATCGTTGAGGTCGGTGCGAGTGAGGCGCTTACGCTCGATCACCTCAGCGTTCTCGATGCGGGCGACCCCAGGGCTCCAGTAGATATTGAACGGGTCGATCCGCTCCCAGAACATCTGGGGGGCTTGTTCTAAGATGGCTTTGCCGTCTTGCCAGCTAAGGCGTGGCACCATGCGGACCACCGGCCCCTTGATGCAGGCAAAGGGGAAAAGTGGGAGATCGGTCAAAAACTCCGCCAATGCGTCGTAGAAATTGCCGGCCTGGAGGAGGTCTTCGACCTTATCTGCGGCCTGGTCGGCCTGCCGCATGGCTTGCCTGCGAGCCGCCTGCTGGGCCTGGTAGAGAAGGTCCGACACGCGCTGATGGACCTGATCCTCGTCGATCGGCTGCCCACCCATCTGGAGGTTTTGCACCTCCGACTGGACGAGCTGCATGATGTCCATCCTAACGCTCTGCGGGACCGGCGGGGCCGGCTGCGGGTCGATACTCCAAGGCCGCTCCGGCCCGAGATAGACATCACGTAAGAGGGAGTTGGCGCCCCGGCATTTTACCGCGACGACGCGGGCATAAACTTCCGACCCGCCGAAACGCTTTATCTCGTGGAGTTTGCTAGGGTCGTACTTGCCTTCAAACATGCGCTGGGCGCGCAGGAGGCGATCGTTGAGATTGTTCTCGCCCGAGTTGCGGGCGTTCCGCATAATTTGCCAGCGGCTGCGGACGAAAGCGCCGAGGTCGGCTGGTAGGGGGTTGGGCCGGTTCAGCTCGGATAGAGCTGCCAGGCGCTGGGCGTCTTGATCGTCGAGCTGGGCTGGGCTGACCAGACGCACAAGCCCAGTACCGCCGCGGTTATACGACGGTGTCGATGAGCTGACGCCTGCCAAAGCTTGAGGCAACCGACCTCCGGCTCCGGGGATAGCATTCAGCCCTTACTATAGCCCCTATATTTAGTTATGCTCCGCCCTGAAACCTTGTCAACAGGAAACGAGGCCAATGCTCGACGAGCCCATCCACCGAGAGCTGGTCGACGATAGCCAACAGCTAACCCAGTTTGTCACCGACTACGCCCAGGGTTTTTATGAAGTAGAGGACATCTGCGAGCGCTACGGCTTCGTCAACCGCGCCGTGTTGTTCCATTTTGTCCGCAGTAACGCTGCGTTGTCGAGGCTGATCAACCAGCATAAGACAGCTTACGAGAGCGACGATAATGTCGAGCGACGCATCCGGCTGAAAGCCGGGCTCGCGGTCGAGCGGGCGATCAGCACTATCGCCCACCTCGTGGTGCAGACCGAGACACCGATCGGCCAGAAGATTGAGTGCTTTCATAAATTGTTGAGGGCGGCGGGGACCGACGGACCGCCACCGGCACCGCTGCGGGGGGTGGAGGGGGGTGGGCCGAGCTTTACCCTCAACTTTATCTGGAGCGACGGGACGAAGGAAAATGTCCTGACCGCCCGACCCTCGGCGCCAGTAATCGAGCATGACCAGAACTAGCGAGGGCATGATGATCTGCGAGCGTTGTCACGGCACGGGCTATCTACCGGATGCACACCCGCCCCAGCCCTGTGAAGCCTGCGGCGGGGTCGGAGTGTCGTACTGCTGTAGCGGCGAGACTGCGATCAACGATCCGCTACCGCTGGTGCCACCGCTAGAGATCGAGCCGGGGTTGGTGAACTAATGGCACAGAGGTTGATCTGGCAGCGCGATCGTTGGTGTCGGAAATACATGGGCTGGCTACGCTGGATGATCCTGTGCCGCCGCTGTGACTGCCCAACGGGTCTTTGCTACCCGCTGGGGCGTGCGGGCGTAGCAGAGCCTCGATGAACCTCGATTATAAGCCCCCTCCTACCATCGAGCAGTTCTGCATCAGCCCCGCGCTGGTGCGCGTCGTCGTCGGCCCCTTAGGCTCGGGCAAGAGCATGGGGTGTATTATGGAGCTATTGCGGCGGTGCACGCTACAACAGCCCTATGACGGTGTGCGGTACACCAGGGGGGCACTTATAAGGAATACACTACAGCAGCTCAGGCAGACGGTGTTGTCCGATGTGCAGACGTATCTGGGAACGATGGTGCACTATTATGTTACTGATAGTACTATCCAGATTCGTTCTGATCTTCCAGACGGCACCAAACTCCATTCAGATTGGATCATGATTCCGCTGGATACTAAGGAAGACGTTAGACGGTTACTATCGATGCAGCTAACTTTTGCTTGGATCAACGAGTTGCGCGAGGTGCCGGTTGAAGTGGTGAGCGGCGTCATCGGCCGACTCGGACGATACCCCAGCAGACTTATGGGCGGCCCGACGTGGTACGGACTGATCGCCGACACGAATCCGTGGGACACCGACTCGCCGTACCATGAAAGATTAGTGTTAGCCCCCAACGAAAACTGGAAACTCTTCCACCAGCCCAGCGGGCTCAGCCCGCAGGCGGAGAACGTGGAAAACCTACCCCCCGGCTACTACGATACGCTCTCTGGCGATCGCGATGAAGGTTGGGTGCAGGTGCACGTCGAAAGCCAGTGGGGTACCAGCAACGCCGGCCAGGCGGTGTTCCGCAAATCGTTCCACGCCCCGACGCATGTGCGTGATATCAAGCCGGTGATCAACCCCCACAAACCCCTGATGGTCGGCCTCGATTTTGGCCGCACCCCGTGTGCGCTGATCACCCAGGTCGACACACAGGGGCGGCTCATTATCTACCGGGAAGTCGTCACCGAGGGGATGGGCCTCCTCCAGATGGTGCAGGAACACCTGAAACCGGCGCTTCTGGCCGAGCCGTTCGATGTGACGAGGGTGTTTATCGTGGGCGACCCCGCCGGGGCGCAGAAGAGCCAGATCACCGAGGAGACGGCGTTCGACACGTTAAAGCAGGAGGGTTTCCTCGCCTACCCGGCGGCGACGAACAGCATCGAGCCGCGGTTACTGGCTGTAGAGCGCCTGTTCAGGACGACTTTGATGGGCGAGCCGGCAATCCAGATCAGCAGGGAGGGCTGTCCCACGCTGATTCAGGCTTTAGGCAACCGTTACCGCTACAGGAGGCGCCGCGACGGGCAGTTTGAGGATCTGCCGGAGAAACTGCACCCGTGGTCGGATGTGTGCGACGCGCTGCAATACGCAGCGCTCGGTACCCAGTCTAACTACACCGCCAGGGTGTTGCGGCGGGAGCGGGCTTATGTGCACCAGGAGCCAGTGTCCGCGGCGGGGTGGACATGAACTACACACCCGCACAAGTGCGACGGCTAATCAACTCCTGCGCGTCGCTGGATGAGAATGGTTACATTTGTGAAAAAGCGGAGCTGCTAAAAATGGTTATGGGTGACGACATGAATTATATCAACCCCGCGGCGGGACGCCGGAATTACGAGAAGCACCCTGAGCGGGTGTTCAGGTTGAAGCAGGACGTGCTGGTGCCGGCGGGGACGGTGTTTACCCGCGCGCCCCTGGAGCGCGGGGGTTACGATAGGATTGAGGGTATCGTCGCCCTGGGCAACGACGCCACAGCATACCTAAACCTGCCGTTGCGCGTCGCCGAGATCGACGCCGCCGAGTGGTTTGAAGTTGGAGCTGAGCGACAACAGGGCGCAGCGGGCGCAGCGGGCGCAGCGGGCGCAGAGCTGACGCCTTCAGGGACGCACGTCCCACCCGCCCTAGCACCGGAGAAGAAATGAAAAAGCTGACAATCCCTGAAATCCGCCACTGCATGCTGGCGCTAGCGCGGCAGCTTGAAGACGCGGCCGAGGGCGAGGATCTGCGGATAAAACACTCTGAAATCATCGCCATGCTGCGGTACCTGGCCGAGCAGACGCGGCGAGCGCCGCGGAGCAGCCGGAAGGTTGACGACAGCGGGATACCGGCACAAGACGATCCGCCGAACCAGCAGACCGCAGGAGAAACTCGGATGAAACAGCACAATAAGTGTGTGATCTGCGGCAGCTCGGAGTGGCCCGACGGCGTCCACAACGCCGCGCCGGTTAAACAGGGTCAGTGCTGCGGCGTCTGCAATGTCATGCACGTTATACCGGCTCGGATCGAGCGTATCCGGCAGGGGCTGGACCGAGGTGCGAGCCCCTCGCGAGGTGCGCGGTAATCCGTAGCCAGCAGACTAAGAGGAACTACGATGAAAGCTAAGGGTCAGGCTAAGGTGCAAAAAGTTTTGCGTGAGTTTAAGGAGGGCAGCCTGCACTCCGGCTCACCGAAAGGACCAAAGGTGACCGATCGGAAGCAGGCGGTTGCTATTGCCTTGAGTGAGGCGAGGCAGCTCAAGAAGAAGTAGGTGACCTCGGCTCGACTGTCACAGTCGCCCTTGCGAGGTTCGCTGCCTCGGCAGCCTCAACGAGAATGCGGTGGGCCAGCTCGAAGGCTTCCTCGATGGTGAGCCTGACGATGGCCGGTCGAACAATGTCGGTCTCTACAGTTAGCCAGATGTCCGGCGGCTGACCAGCGACACCGCGCGTCGCGTGTACCTCGCATTTACTAGACATCAGCAGGAAAACTTCCGCGGGAGTGGGGGGAGGTCGGTGGGGGCGAGCATTTCCTCCCACAGCCGGGTGAGAGAGACGAGCTGATGCTTCGGCGTCATCCGCCCCGCCGCCACCTCGTCGCAGCTCCAGCGGTACTGTCGCGCATAGAACTCGGCCTTGCGAGCGAGCATGCTAAAAAACTCGATGGTGGGTTGGCGGGGGACGGTGATGTAAGCCGTATCCCGAGGTGGGGGAATATTTCCAGACAACGCGCACTCCCCAGTTAACGCTACGACAAGAGCTTGCGAGAACCGCTCACGGCGTCGAGGAGGCGGGGTTCGTACAGTAATGTACGAAGAGCGCCTATAGTTCTTATAAGCATACAACCTGGGTGGGGGGTGTCAACGCTATCGACATAGACATTGTCGGTTTTTGTCGGGTATAGGTTGAGCCCAGACAATATAATAGTATCACGAGGTTATATTGACTCTCGCGCTTATGCCGGATACGAATGTGCTGAAATTTAGAGCAACGAGGAGTAGTGCCCCCGTGGTCTTTGCATAAGTTAGCTCACCTCCTGATCACACGTCGTTGGTATATCCTGTAGAGCATATTACATGGCCGAGTCAATATCATCTACAGGAAAATCGCGTAGGCTACGCAGCGAGCGAAGCAAGCGGCCTCGCGGGCGGCCTAGGATGAACGCGGTAGCGCAGCACTTTACGATGCCGCCTGCGTTGTCGATGGCGATCGACAAGTGGATTATGCAGCAGGCGGAGCCGAGGCCGACACGGCCGGAGGCTATACGCCAACTTTTAGCACGAGCGCTAGCGAGGGAGAGTTGATGGCGCGAGCCCTCACCAGATAAGAGTAATCACCAGGAGGGCGGAGGATACCGCACAAGCCTGGCCCTAGCGAGGAGTGTAGGAGTAGACGTGGATCAGCACGTCGCTGGGGACGATGTAACGCTCCTTGATGGCGCTGGCGCGGCGCTGCTCGATGTTGCCGTCGCGGTAGCGCGTCTCGACCGTCAGGTTACCCTCGGCGATGTGCAGGTTGAGAACGGCGTCGATCGTGGGGACGGACATCCCCAGGTACTTCGCGATTTGCGGGCGCGTCGGGAACGGCCGGGGCCCGCCGGGTGCCTGGTAGAGCTGCACGATGAACGCCAGCAGCTTGGCAGCCTGCCGCGGCGGCCGGCACACCTTCTCGTCGATGGAGAAGAGGAAATCGATGAACTCGTCGATCACCGCCGGGTCGGGGGCGGGCAGATCGCCGAGAGTTGGTGGGGGTGCGGGTGTGGGCTTCGCCCTCGATCTAACCACGTCTAGACCCCTCGATTTATCCACAGGTCGGGCGCACGCGACGCCCGACTCCCCTCGCAAGCTCGGAACAGCCGCGAGGTCTGTGGATAACTGTTATAGTAGTGCTAGTTACCCTGTGCAAGAGCTAATACTGGTTAATAGTGAGGGGGTGCGACAGGGTGCCGCGGAGTTAACCGCCTTAAATGATTCACATAAAATTCATGGTGCAGTGCAGCAGGAATTGTTACAGATTGTAACGATTGGGATGGTGCGGTGCAAAAAGGCCCCGCCAGGTTTGCCCGGTGACTAGGGGGTAACCACCGGGCGGAGACTGTCCACCTCCCCTGGCGAGGCAAGGTTTAGCGAGCGAGGAGCGACGCAAGTGTCACTCGCGCGGTCGAGCCGTCGGGGTGACGGTACTGGCGCAGCCGGTGGGTCAGGGATGTAGTTTTGATGCCGAGGAGGGCGGCGACCTGACGACGGGGGATGGGTTTGCCGTCACCGTCGACGATTAGCACCTTGGCGGTGGATTCGGCACCGGGAGCCTGCTCGGCGGCGTGGTCGCGGTGACGAGGGGTGAACCCCAGGGCCTCGTCGACCAACCAGCCGTGGTTCAGCCGGTAGGCCAGGGTGCGGCGATCGATGCCGCGCTGCATAGCCCAGGCGCGGATCGAGCGGGTTTCCCCCGCGGCGGTCAGGAGGCGGGCGTGCGATGGGGGAGGTTGCCGAGGCGGACGGATAGGGGTTGCCGTGACGAGCGGAGGTCGTAGAGGGGCCCGAACGGGTTTGGGGGTATCCCAGGGTGGGGAAAGATTCCGCCCCTCTGGCGGGCTCGGGAGGGGCTCTAACGGCGCGGCGCCGGCCAAAGCCCGAGCAAGGCGATCCAGGGCGGCCATCAGGCGCGACCGGGTTTGCCGACCCGCAGAGCTTCCGCCAGTCGCTCGGGGGTGTGCCCAAGAGCGCGCAGCTCATCGTGGGTCATGCGAGCCGGGTCACGGCCGATCAGGCGGTCAGCACCGGCAGGGTCCGGCTCAAGGCCGCAGCGCCATGCCTCGGCCAGCTCCTCCGGTGTGAGCCAGGAAGGACGACGAATCGCAAACTCCTGGGCGCGGCGGGCAAGGGGAGTAGGCTTCATGGGGCGAAGATAGCGCTCCTATAGCCACCGTCAAGGGGGTAAACAACCAGCCTGTTGGCTCTACGGAAAGTGAAATATTTTTGGGAGTGACAGTTCCGGGAGGTGACACTAAAAATTTACTGTCACTTCCACAACCACCGTCACTTGCACTACTACCACTTCCTTAAACCCCTTGTGTCGCGGACCTGTACCTTACACCGCCCGCGGCCGTCGAAGGGCCTGGACAGGTAGTAGTGGGGGGTCGGCCGGTTTGTCTTTGATTACTTACCGAGGGTGTTGGACTGTACTAAACAGTTCTAGTATACATACCTTATTACCACCCTAAAGGACTACGACTAGTGCTTGCTCGACTAGGCTCGAGCGCCAGTGTGGCGGAGGCGTACTCCGCAGAAGATCCCTAGGATATCAGGCGGTTAGGTGCCGAGCGGGGCGCTGACCATTACTTCAACCCAACAATTCGGCAAACATTATCGAGCGATTTCAATACCACGTACACCACTGACACCCAACAATCGAAAAACTGTACGCAGTTTTATATAACGATTGGTGATAGATAGATTTTCAAAGTACACCACGTACACTAAGTACACTCATTTCGTAGTACCCTATGGGTCGACTCCGAAAAAATTTCGATTTCACCTCGCGCCCCTAGGGGGAGCATCTGAAAACGTGTGAAAGGTGTACGCGGTGTACCCGGCTTATAAGCTAACTAATTGACATCCTAGGGATAAAACACCGATTTTACCGCGTACACATTTTTGGCCGCGTACACTTTTATTTTACAGCGTCGTATAGGGCAAATAAGGGTTAGGATTCCACCAACGTCGCCATAGTCCTCCTACTTACCATGCGTCATCCTGCCGCACCACAGGGGTGCTTATTGGCCCTATAGCCACTTGACGCCGTCGTCTGGCGCTACTACTTGCTGCCCATCGCTCGACACCTCGTCGGGCGAATACTTGGGTCGAACGGGAACACGCTAAAATTGTGTTACCATGACCGACACCAACTAAACGAGGGCTGAAGCAAAATGTACGTCGACCCCATCGTGTTCCACGCTGTTTTTGCACTCGCAGCCGCACCGTGCGCGCTATGCCTCCTCGCCGCCTATGTGCTGCACCGCAGCCGCCGCGTCGGCGGTCTGACGTTCTGCCGGCTGGGCCGCCTAGGGTTCAGCTTCTATCTGCGCCGCGCCGCCTAAAGGTCGAAATGGGAGGCAACTCCCATCGCAGCGTGATGCGCTGCCTGACGAGACTACTACCTATAGCACCACTAACCACTCACTGAGGGCTGACAATGACGGACTTCACCATCGCTAATCACGGCTCGATCTTCATCCTGACCCCATTGACTGACGACGGGGACGAGTGGGTGTCGCAGCATATCCCTGAGGACGCCGCGCGCTGGGGCGGCGGCATCGTCGTCGAGGCGCGGTACATCGACGACATCGTCGAGGGTATCCGCGACGATGGGTTAATCCTGTAGCAATTGCTTTTCGGCGAGAGGCGGCACGCCGCCTCTCAGCGAAGCGCAATCCTGCACTTCCAAGAGGGCTGAACGATGGCAACACGATCCTATGTCACAACCAACGAGGCGCTGGCGGAATGTTTAGCGGCACTCGACGAACTAATCGGCTGGGCCGAGGCGGACGCGCAGCATGCGTTGGAGAACGACGCGCCGAGTGTTGCGGCCGACGACCGGGCGCGGGCCAAGGCGTTGCGGGCAGCTCGTCGCATCGTCGCGACGTGCGAGCGGGAGGGCTGAACCATGATCAAGTCTAAACTACGCACCGCTGAGCGTCTGGCCGACACCTGGGCGTTGAAGGCGCCGCAAGTGTTCCCGCTGGTCGGCGACGGCTATCTCGCCTCGAGTGTGACGCGTCCGCTGCGCGGCGGCCCCAACGCCTACCTAGGACGTGACAGTCGCGGGCGTTGGCGGGAAGTGCTGATCGTCCCCACCCGCACCCAGCTCGTCGAGGCGCGGTACCGGGACTGGCTGGCGCAGCGCGACCGGCAGAGCCTCGCCGCCTGAGTGCTTTTCCCCTTTGCCCCTGCCCTCGTGCAGGGGCAACAGGAAGCGCATTTGCTTCAAACCGAGGGCTGAGATTATGACTAAAGTATGGATCGTTCAAGGCACGCACCCGGCGGTTCCTGGCCGTCCGATGTTTGTCTGCGCCAGTAAGGAAGCTGCGGATCGTGAGGCCGCCGCGCTCGTTGCCATCTTCTGCCGCGAGCATGACGTGCCGCTGCCAGCCGCGCCGCACCATTGGCAGCAAGCGCTGCATGACGTGCAGGACCGCATCATCAAGGACGAGGGCATCGACCTCGATGACCCTGACGATGCCGAGGAAATCGGCGCCGAGACGGGTGCCGATGTGTGGATTGATGAACAGGAGCTAATCCAATGAAGCTTGTCATATTTGACGGCGACATCTACCAACTGAGTGACGGCGCCTACGATGTTGCGCTGCGCCTGATCGCCGCCGGCCAGTGGGTCTCCCTCGACATGGAAGCGCTGGGCGAGTGCCTGGGCACGGTCGATGCTGATCTGACCGACATGCAGGCGGATGAGGCCGAGCGGTGTCTCAGTGACACCTGACGCACTACGGGCGGCGTTGGCGGGTCTGGGGCTCACCCAGACCGCCTTCGCTCGCCTTCTGGGCGTGCACCGGCTGACGGTGCATGCTTGGTGCTCCGGCAAGTTGCCGGTGCCGCACTACGCCGAGGTGATCGTGAGCCTCCTGACCCAGCTAAGCGAGCCCCGCTCGTCCTGGGAAGGCTCAAACAACTATGAGGGCTGAAAGATGACAGAAGGTGAAAAACAGCAACGCCAGCACCGCTGGATCGTTGCATTCTGGGTGTCGGTGTTATTGCTCGCCGTCTATATCGCCGTGTTCACTAAAGGCGAGACGTATGCGGAGCAGTTGGTGCGCTGCAACGATCAGCACATCACCTACTTCGATATGTGCATGGGCTGGGTCGAAGGGAGGAACTAAAGATGCGACACCTAATCCTCGCGGCGGCACTCTGTGCCGCCCTGCCCGCCCTCGCCCAGCCGGCCGTGTCGCTGGGCGACGGCGACTATGGCTCACCGCCAGGTTTCCGGGGCGGCGGGCCGTCCCTGCCCGCTCCGTCCTATCCGGCACTGGCGCCTTATCCTCGCGCTGGCGAGGCGCCGGTATACCTGCCCCAGCCTCCCCTCGACGAGACAGCGCAGCGCATCAAGCAGCTCGAACAGCAGAACCGCCTGCTGTCCCTGGAGTGGCAACGGAAGGTTTTTGAGGACGCTATGCGCCTGCGCCAGAGGCACGAGCCTCGTATCCTCGAGCGTTAGCGAGGGCCTGTCAGACGCTAGGGCTGCTAGCTAGCTAGCCGCAGGCGCTCGTCCCCTCGCAGCCTGCTTACTAGCAGCCCTATAATAACTCACCCTTGACAGCCCTGCCTTCGTAGGGCTGTCATAGTTTCTAGGTGACGCGGAGCGAGCTGATGGGCCTCGCCTACATCAAGGAATCCGGCGGATTTCTGATCACATCAGACGATCAGCCGATCGGCAGGCTGCGGTACACCGCCAATGGCTGCGTGATCACGGGCATACCGTGGTTCCACCCCCGCACCTACCCCACTGCCTGGGCCGCTCGCCTCGCGCTGGCGGACACGCTGGTCGAGGAGCAGATGCTGGAGGAGCACGGCGACTGCACGAGGCCACGAGGCCTATGATCCTTACCTGTGACATAGAAACTTTTTATGCCCGCGACTACACGCTGACGCGCATGACAACAAGCGAGTACAACCTGGACCCCAGGTTCCAGCCCATCATGCTGTCGCTCAAGGTCGATGACGAGCCGACGCAGGTGCTGGTAGGCGACAAGGCTATCCGCTCCCGCCTCGCCGAGTTCGACCCAGACAAGACAGCACTCCTGTCCCACCACATAAACTTCGACGGCTCGATATTGCACTGGCACTACGGGTTTGTGCCACAGCTCTACCTCTGCACCTTGTCGATGGCGCGCGCCATCACCCACTGGGTCATTGGCAAGTCATCGCTCGCTGCGCTCTCGACCCACCTAGGACTGCCACCAAAAGGCGACGAGGTGGTCCGCGCTATCGGCAAGCGCCTAGAAAGCTTCACCTCGTCCGAGCTGACGGCATACGCAGACTACTGCGTGCGCGACAATGAGAACTGCCGGGCCGCGTTCGACCGGCTGCGTCCTTACTTCACCAATGCCGAGCTGGCTGTCATCGACCTCGTCGCCCGCATGTTCATCGTCCCCCAGGTCAGGCTCGATGCCGGCGCGCTCAGCGTGCACCTGGCCGAGGTGCGAGCCCGCAAGGCAGAGGCGTTCGACCGGCTGGGGTACGTGGACCGGGACATATTTTCGTCGCAACCCAGGTTCGCTGCCTACCTCGAATCGCTGGGGGTAGACGTACCGCTCAAACCCTCGCCAACGGGTGAGGGCATGATCCCGGCCTTGGCGAAGGGCGATCGCGCATTCAGGGAAATGTGCGAAGATCCAAGCCTGCCAATGGATGCTCAGGTAGCTCTCGCCGTCAGGCTGGAGGCCAAAAGCACCATCGAGGAAACCCGCCCCGAGCGTCTGCTGACCCAGGCCCGCCTGCGC